TAAGATAAAGTTGAACCATTCCAAGTACCAATTTGTGGTTGATATGTTCTCTTTTCAGTTTGAAATGATTTTTTACTAACCATATAGAAGTTAAAATAATCAAATTGACCGTATCTATTCTTCCACTTAATTCTTACGTTAGGATATTTTTGTTCACAAACTAATTCATAGTAAATAGGAAGTCCTAATGGTACTTCCTCTGCAAGTGGTTCGGGACGATAAAAGGCTTGTATAGTATATCCAACAGATGCAGTTGGGAATGGAAATCCGGCTGATGATGGATAAGCTGGAACTTGTTGTATTTGTTGTGATGAACTTACTGATGATGATACAGTTAAACTACCTGTTAAGGTAGAATCTAATAAGGTATAAACTACCAAATTAGGTTGTGGGTCCTCACTAGCTGGTCCAGTATATACACCAATCGTACCTGTGTTAGCAGGAAATATTGATTGAGTAATAGGTCCATCTGTCATTAAAGGCCAATGTGGCGATTTTTCATCAATAGCTCCATTAATTTGCTCTTGAAAAATAGAGTACCCATCTAATGCTTTATACACACTGCTTATAGCATGTGAACCTGTTACATAAACAGAACCTGAAAGGAATCTACTGAATCCATCTACTTTGTAATACCTTACGTTTGAAGGATTAGTTTGTCTTAAATCTTGTAATGTTGCATTGATAACTTTACTTACATCAAAAATTCCAACTCTACTTGCGTTTGGATATTTTACTAATGTATATTGACTACTTGAACCGGAGGCATTTAAGCTACCACTCCAATATTGTAGGTTCATATAGTATTGAAAGAATGAGCTAGTTACAACATTATCACTTTCCGATAGTGTAAACACCATTGGTGATTGTGCTAATGATACTTCTGCTGGATTTTGAGTTATTGTCAGAGCCATCTAAAATCTTTTTTAATTTAACCATTGAAATGGGAAAAGTATTTGATGAACTACTTTTTCTTTCCAAGCTTACCTAATGATATAGATAATCTGGATAGCGTATCCTTAGCTACTTCTTCTACTTTTCCTTTGTTGAATTCATCTATTGCTTGTGCTAATTCCGTACTATTAGCTGCAGTTTGTGCAAAAGGTCTCGCTTCCATTTTATAAGTTCCATTCTCAACAAACTTACCATAGGTAGCCGCTGGAGGAGCATAAGTTAATGAAAGGGTATATTTACCTTGCTCTTCTGCAATCATTTGTGTAGCAGTATTATAATCACCTACTTGCCTATATAAATTACCCGTCTTATACGCAGGCCTCCAAGGCCCATTAATCATATATGTTTGAGCAAGTGTTTTATATAATCCAGCTACATCTTTTAGGGTTTTCATTAACCAAGTAAGTTAAATTCACAACGAGGTCTATCATTATGAGTTACTAATTCAAATGATACTACCTATCCACCTAATCCGTTGTTAAATCTATCTTTAAATGCTATACATCTAATATCACCAAGGATTTGAAAGTTTGTTAATGCGTAGGCTGTAAATGATGTTAAATCATTTATAATAGCTAATGTATTAGCATGAATATCGACGGTATCATCATCACCTTCAAATGTAGCTACATCAAAGTTTTTGGTACCAAATGATTCGTTATCTTTTAATTTAATTTTATCAGCAACAGTCAATTGAATTGAATACTTTGTTTCACTACCAATAAATCTAGCTTCACTAATTAAAACATTAGCTAATGGATATGCAGGAAACTCTTTATTATCAATATCATTAATATCACCCTGTGAAACAAAGGCAATAGATGGATGATTCTTCATAATTGTTTTAAAGTAATCTAAAACATTATAATAGAGCGTATAGTTAGTATCGTTATTATCGTAGTATGCTGCCATAGTTTATTATAGATTTAATCCTCCAAAGTATGCATTACCCATATCAGGGTATATTTCAGTTTGGTTACCAACTGATTGTAAGTACTCAGGTATGTTATTAGAATATGCAATCAAATAGTTTTGTGTTCTAGTAGCATAATAATCAGCGTTGTTCATAGCTTTTTGTAAAAGGTAATCAATTTGATTTTTATCTACACTATCGCTTTGTTCACTCTTATGTTTAACTGCCCCTTCACTCTTAAATTGAATATTAGAGAATGGAAGATATTCAACTACTGAATACCAAACTAATGTTGGCTTAATATGGTCATTCATTAAGTCTTGGTAATATACATTCTTTTGAGCGAATGTACCAGCTTCTATTTCTGCCTGTAAAGAATAAAACAAAACAGTACCCAATAGATTTAAAAGGTATTTATCTTGCGCTGTTCTTATAAATGATAGTAATCTATCAGCATCAATTGAACCCTGCAATGGAGTTTGTTTGATGATATCGTTTCTGCTTACAAATAATGCGTATGCCATATTAGTTTTTATTTAATGTTTTTTCTTCAGTAAATTGAGTTGTATCAGCTACTACATCCGTTTCACCTTCTTCAGTCAATGCAGGGTTTTCGTTAACTTCTTCGATTTCAGTTTTAACTTCTTCAATTGATTGACCTGTTTGTTCTGCTTGTGATGCTAATAATGCGATTGGTGTAGCTTGTTCAAAGTACAAACCTAAATCCTCCCATCCACCTTCTGTTAATGCTGCATCTAATTGATTCAACAATAAGTTTTGGAATGGTTCAATTGTCATTGTTTGTAAAATAGAATAAGCCGTTTGCATTTCCTCACTGTTAGAGCTAAATCCATTCACTGCGGTACGAATACCCATCAACAATGGAGAAGTGATTCTATGCGCTACAAGAATCCTATCCTGAGCGTATTCTGAAACGTATGTGTACTTCTCGTGTAAATTATCTGTCTGAATTGTATCAATAGTTGGTTGTCTATCTTTATCATCGTTAAATGATAACATAAATCTACCAGCATTACGAGTACCTGTAAACTTTTGAGATATCATATCTTCGATAGTATCTCTTTCCTCAGGTGCTGGAATACCATTGTTCATGTTAATCATTACCAATGGCAAGAACCCATTCTCAATGTTATTTAAGTGTAAGTTAGATAACTCAGCTTCAACGAATGCGAATTGTAAACCAGGGAACCAATCCGGTACCGAATAATAGAAATGACCCGGTGAGTAATCTTTAATGTAAAGAAGCTCAGTTGATTCATCAGATGTGCCAAAAGCAGGAATACGTTTTTTGTTTCTAATAGCTCTTTGGTCTGTCCAATCGTGTGAGTAGTAATATGCTTCTACTCTTGGAGATTCAACTAACTTCTCAGCTCTTATATTTTGAACTGGAGTGTGATACATCTTTATAATTTGTGTATGTTCTTCATTCCAATGTACTAAGAAACATGCATTACCATAAAGTTTTAAATCAAATGTTACTCTCTTCATTTCTTCTTGAGGTAACATCTTAGCAAATGATTCTTTTAATTGTTCATTTTCACAATAGATACCTCTACCAAAAATCATATCAGCAATACCACCAATACAAGCTGCGTTGCTTGTAGAGTTCATATATGCCTCCGTAATGTTTTGGAAATAATCATCCGGCATTATGATACCAACCGGCACATATTGCATTCTTGTTTTTGTATCCTCTATAACTTGAGGGATTTCTTGTTGGGCTAAATTTACAACTGAGAAATTTTGTGGTTTGCTCATATTAATCTAAAATTATATATTCGTTATCTGATAGGTTTGATACATAAACATTTTCTAATGGTATTTGGTTTGTGTAGTTTGCTTTATCAATTGATTGAGAAGCAAATACATTTATTGAACCATGCCATATAGATGCCGTACCACTCATAATATAAGCCCTATATTCATCACCAATTGAAGCAGATGGTATAGATGTTGCAAAATTTAATCTACTCTCATATGGGGCATATGTGTAACTCAGGGAGCTACTTGTATTAACCAATGTAGACATATTTTGTAAATGTAGCTTAAGTTGCGATGAACCAGTTGGCTGTGTTCGTATTGTAAAGGAATTACTCCCAGAAATATAGTATGCTAACATATCTTGTATTTACCTTGTTATTTTCTATTACTTTAACAACATTCCAGCTAAATTTAGTTAATGAGCATAAAAAAAGGAGAACCGAAGTCCTCCTTTAGTATTATTGTGTAATACTGATTAGTTAGTACCGTAAACTACCGTTGGTTTAGCAGACCCAGACAATGCTGCGAATGGATTTCCAGCTACAGAGCCAGAGATTAAAGCCGCTGGTAATGCTTCAGTTCCAGTAAGAGTTACTGAGTAACCATAAAGGTCACCTAAAGCAGCTCCAGTTTGGATGGTTCCCGCAGTTACATCACAACCTAAAACTTCACCTGCTACGAAAGCATCTCCGTTATTAGTTGCAATTACAATCTGAGGTCTACCATAAGCCATTACTTTCAATTGGGTACTCATCTCTTGTGTGATTTTCTTTAAGTTCAACACTGTCTCCTGAGAGAAGAATGTTGTTCCGTTTTCACGAGATGAATTAACAGTTTCAGTATATGCACTTGTCCCTTTTAACTGATAGTAGTAAACTGAACTACCTGATGGGAATGCTGTGATTTCTCCAGCTACGTTTTTAGTGAAAGAACCCGTAGTGTAGTT